TTATGGACGCTTCCACAGTCACATTTACAGAACCACCTATACTTACCCCCTTGTCCAATGTCAGCAACGTGTGTAACTTCAAGCAGCCCGAACCGTTTACCTTTCAAATCTACAAAATTAGCTTGACTTGTTCGTTCCCGCATCAAACAACCACAAGAACTTGTGTGACCACTTAATAAATGACAAGCAGCAACTACACTGAAGGTCTCGCAAGCGCAGATACATTTCCAAAACTTCCTACCTTTAGATTCTGTGTGATCTAAAGACACCACAGTGAGGCGTCCGAATTTTCTCCCTAACAAATCTACCTGACGCCTTGCACGAGACACTTCCTTGTTTCTACAACCGCAAGAGGTGGTTCTACCGGCAAGTACACTAGAAAAGGCGATTTCTTTGGTGTTCCCACAATCACATAAAAACCTAAATTTCTTTAATGTCTGATTGAATTGTTCAGGAAGCACTTGGGCAGGATCAAGACGAAGCCTACTCCATTTTTGTTCCAGCCAATATTGATAGGGTTTCATGGTTTCAATCATCTAATACTAAAAAAGCGGTGACTTTCGTCACCGCTTTTTGTTAAATCAATGGAACTAACTGCTTAGTTCTCACCAATGTTGGATGCGGAGTTGTAACGACCAGTGACGGTCAAACGCTGCACACCTGACGGGTTAAACACGAGGAAGCCCAAGTTCTCGAAGATCGAGAAGCCAATCTGACGGAGGTCAGGACGGTCGGCGCTCATGACGGTCAGCGGGATACGCTCAGGGATAACGCCAAGGAACTCTGCGTCGGCCAAGATGTATACGCAACCGTAACCAATCTTACGGGACTGGAGCAATGTTGCGCCCCACAGGTAACCCATAACACCAGTCTTGAGCAGCTTACGCTGGGTTTCGCGGTCGATGTTCTGCTGCGTCCACTTCAACAAGTCCGTATAATCGCGGGGGTTGAAGAACAGGAAAGCAACCGACAAGTCGTGACGCTGAACCTGACCGAAACCATCAGCAAGGCTGTTGATGTCGATAGGAGCAGAAATCGCGATGTCTACGTTGTAGACTGGGTCGCTGGTGGTCTTACTAGCAGCAGCCGCAGCAACAGCGTCGAACAGGGTGAAGACGTAGCCGTCTTCGGCAGCGCCCACTTCGGCCTTCGCGAGGTTCAAAGAACGGGCGACCAAATCGAAGCGGCGTTCCTTAATCTGCGTGATCGGAATCATGGGGTTGGATACGATTTCGAAAGTCGGAACCGTAACACGCTTTGGCTTTGTTACACGGACGATGTCGCCGCCTTCTTCACCAACGACGAAGGCTTCAACGAATGAGCCACCGGGGGTCGAGCCCACGGTCATGGCAGCAGTGTCAAATTCCTTATCGTAGATGGGCAGGGCTCCATCGGGTAGAGTTTCAACCATCAACGCCTTACGAGCAATGCTCATATAGTCGCGACGACGGCGCAATGACGGTCCGAGAGAAGCAGCGAGCTTCTGACGACCACCGGCTGTCTTAAGCAGTTGACCAAGCATTGCAGTCTGCTGCTGTGTGCGAGATAGGTTTGCCATATTCTTTTTCCTTTTCTCTCTTAGAGCAGTGACGCAACACCAAGCCAAGGCTCAGCAGTGGTAGGAACGTGGGTGCAGATACCAGCAGCCGGGTTACCGGACACGGTGCCCTTGAGAGCAGACGAGGTATAAAACCCAATGTTCGAGTGAGTGGTGCCGCCGCAGTAGACGTAAGTACCGATGACGAACGTCGCGTTTGCGTCGTAGGCTTCCGAGTTAATGTTGCCCTGCCAGAGAGCGCGGACAATCGGAGCCTTCTTGGAACCCGAAGGGCCAATCGCACCGGAAAACTCGCCGGGGCCATTGATGAGGGTGCCAAATGGAAGATAGGTGTCGGCATCACACGGGGAGATAGCAGCTTCGACCGAGGTGAAGTTTGCAGGAACTGCCAACTTCACGATCTTGCCACCAAGGTACCCAGCAGCCGTCAGCGTTTGCTGGTCGGTACCGGGGTCGCCCGTGAGAACAACGTCAGGAGACCACTGTGAGTCATTCTGACCATAATACTGGAGCTTAAGAGCCATAGTATTGTTTCTCCATGTAGAAGTTTTTATTTGTCACCCCCACCCAATTCTTAGTCGAGGAGACGACCGTGAACTATAGGTGAGGCAGACACTTCGTACATAGAGAGGAATGAGTAGTGTAGAAGTTCATTCACTTGCGATGTATTTTTTCAGCTTAGCTTTTAATTTGAACATAAATTACTAAATTAAAAGCCCCCGGTTTTGGCCGGGGGCTTTTGGTTGTATGTAGTGTAATGTAAGTTAATCCTCATCCCGACCGAACAACGCCTCACCAATATCAAAGCGAGAAGGTTGCTTGTTGTCAGAGGCTGTGGTGGTCTTAATCTTCTTCAACACAGCGGCCTTGGGCTTCTCCAGCTTGTTAGTGCTGTCCTGAGGAGTGCGCTTTGCACCCTGTGTCTCAGGAGTGATGTCCTTGATGGTTTCCGCCCACAGAGTATCTGAATGGTCAGACTCGGTGTCACGGTCATCGCTTGCGGCCTCGTCCTGCTTGAAGTGCTCAGCAGCCTCGCTGAAAGACTCAACAACATCCATACCAGCTACCTGCTCAGCGGTCTTGAAACCGGCGATAAGAGAAGCGAGTGGGTCACCGTCAGCACCCTGCATGGAGAACATGCTATGCATATCGGCCATACCATCGTCATCCAGTGAAGCTTCAAGTGAAGATGCAGCGGATGGTGTAAAGAAGTCGTCCTCTTCACCAGCTTGCTTCTCGTCGCCTTCGTTGGCAAGAGACGCAGCCTTTTCTTCCATGTCGCCCTCATCGAACACCTTGGCGAAGTCTAGCTCATGCTCATGCTCGTCGCCATCGCCCTCAAGTCCACCTTCAAGACCTTCCTCTTCACCTTCAAGGTCTTCCAGACCCTCAAAGCCGCTCTCGGAACCGTCAAGCTTAGCAAGGTCAAGCTCTTCGTCACGTTCAACGTTGAGTTCTTCCTCGATAGCGTGGATAGCCTGTTGTGCTTCGTCAATCTTCTCTTCGAGAACCTGCTTCTTTTCATCCGTCAGAATCTCGGTGGCCTCAGCTTCGGGGTTGTCCTCAACAGGGGGTAGTTCACCCATGGGGGATTCCTCAACTGGAGCCTCATCTTCTACTGGAGCATCGTCAACGGGTGCCTCAGCAGGAGCTTCAGGAGCCGGGGCTCCGCCTTCAGCCGGTGGGAATTCGGCCTTCTTCACGCCAGCCTTCTTACCCTTGCAGTCCTTGTTGGTGCAGCCAGTGCAATCCTTGCCAACGCAAGCCTTCTTGGCACCAGCGTTCTTGCCATCAGACAGGTTCTGAGTCTGACCGGGCTTCTCGCCAGCATCTGGACGATCACCAGCCTTGGAAGCGTCGATTTGCTTTGGCTCAGAGTTGTGACGGCCATCATCGTACTTGTCAGGCTGAGGGCCGGATTCCTTGCGGTCATCGGCTACCTTGCCAGCGGACTTGGCATCACCCTTCAATTCGCTCTCGACTGACTTCTTCTCAGCGTTGAGAACAGACGGGTCTTCCAACAGATCGTTCAACTCAACCTTGTGAACTTCCTTGAAAGTCTCAGCAAGCTTGGTGTTGTGGGCATTGATAGCAGTCTGACGAAGTGCCGCCGTGAGCACTTGCGTAGAGTTGGTTAGGAGAGAAGCTGCGAAAGCCTTCTTCACCGCGTCCGGAGCCGTGGGGAGCATTGTCTTGGCGATAGTCCACGCGGATGCCACACGGGTCTTGGCCTCCTTAGTAATCGCCTCCCGCTTGTTCTTAGCCTCGGCAAGCTTCTCCTTCAATGAGGATGTGGGCTTGGTAGGTTGATTTGCCATGTGAGTATCGCCTTTCTTCAAGTCAGAGGGATTTTTAGACCCCTTCTTATCTTGGAGTCCATAGTTAGTTTTTTCGTTGATTTTTGAGTTTTTAGTGCTTGCCATCGGTGGAGCAAGAGGTTCTGGTTCAGCCGGGGGAGCGTCAGGTGCCGCTTCGGGCGTTGGCTCTATGGCTGGTTCATCAAGTGATGGCTCGATAGACGCATCTGCCGGAATATCAGGAGTTGGAGGAAGAAGGGGAGCGTCCGGTATCTCAGGTGAGAGAGGGGCCGAAGGAAGCGAGGGTGCTCCCAATGGATCAGATGATGCTCCGTCCGCAATGTTCGAAAACTGTTGGTCGAGAGAGTTTAGCTCGGATTGGATATCATCACTCCAACCACTGCCCTTAAACTTTTCCCACTCGGAGATAAGCTGCACTCGTTCACGCATCGAGCGAATCTCTTGTTCGAGTTCCTCACGCTTATCGGAGAGGAGGTTAAACTGTTCACCCACACCCGTGTCCATCATGTCCATGGGAGCGGAGGCGTCGAGGTCGGCGAACTCTTCATCCAATGCATCCAACTCAGCGAACTTCTGCTTTAAGTTAGCAATGACCTGAAGAATTGCCTTGTCTGCTGCTTCTTTTGTTATGTTAGCCATAGTCTGTTTTCCTTCTTTACTAGCTATCCGACCCCAGAAAGGCAGTGTAGATTTACTTCTCTCAATAATTTGATGAGCCCTATCCACATCTCCGGTTCGTTCAGCCTCAAGGGCAGCAGGAGGTAGAATGTAACACTCGTGACCTACTGGTTTTCCAGTGATTACAATAACTGGTTTGGTAAATATTAGCCATTAGCGTAAATCTCCATTCCCTATAAAGGTTCTCGTAGTGTGGTATTTAACAACTCGACTTATCCACGCTACAAATTTCTCGTACCCCATGCGACCCGAAAGTCATTATCTTAGTAAGCCACCTTCCAAATCTGAACTCATTAGTGCTTCACCGACATCAACTGCGGAAGCCGCTTTTGCAAAGGCACCAAAACTAGCTGCTTTGCGCGTATAAGGTGTCTTCGGACCTACCCATTCGTCAGCCACGATAGACCGCTTGGCTGCACCGGGGAAAGCCGGGGTTGCTACCCAAGACGCTTCCACGAATTTCACACCACCGTTAGGTAATGACTTGTGGCCGCACAATTCGGCGACACGACGTGAGATACCGTCGTCATCCACAAGGAATGTTCCCTTGTTGAAATTCAAGTGGTGACAATACGTGCTCTGGTCGGTGACACGGGCTCCGCAGAAAGAACAGATAACCAAATCGGTCACACAACCCATGGAAAGATAACGAACATTACCGCCACGAATATCGTGAACTAGCTTATCGTGAGCGAGGTCGGTGGCAACAAGGATGTCGCAAAAGTAAACCCAGCACTCCGGACCGGCGATTTGAATCTTGCGGAGGACAGCATCAAGGATGTGCCCCTTCGCGTACTTGGAATTCTGGAAGTGCTCGACAAAGTTGAAAGCACCAACGAAGGAGCGGTGAGAGAGTTTGAGTGTACTGTTCTCCCACGCATCATCATTGTTATTGACGAGATGTGAACACTCCGGTTTGATAAGATAGTCAAACGGGTCGGCCTCTGTCATCACCGAGGCCATAATTGTGCAATGACTAAGCAAGTAGCGGCTTGAGTCGGCTGAGATTTTATTGAATGCGGCGGTCTTGCGTCCGAACGTATGGATACCATACATTTTACCCCAATCTGACATGCTCAGAGTGGGCTCTTTGAGTTCCGCATTGGCTACTTTAGTGAATGGCATAAGCTTCTATAAATACAGTCCTATAGTGCGAAAAAACATCCGCACGCGATGCATTCCATCAAGCTGCCGTCCTCAGCGGTTGAATCTTCCACCTTTTTTGCCTCAGGCGAATGACAAGCTGGACAGACCAGATTGACGCCTTCTTCAGTCTGCACGGCTACTTTACTCGCCTTAATGCCAAGTTCTTGCAACCACTTTTTGTCCTTATCTGTAGTGCGGAATCGCTTCTTAGGCTTTGACGCCGCTGGTGTACGCATCCGTTCCTGCATAGCCATCGCTTCCTCTTCAGGAACGCCAGCAGCTTCCAGTAGTTCAACATCATCTGGTTCAATATATTGAACCAGACTCTCTAGCTCCGTCTGTTCACCTTGACTGATACATTCGGCTCTCAGTTGACTCCTCAGGTACTCCAAACGTTCCTGAGGAGTGTTGGCTACTTCTGAATTTCCCAACGGCTTGCCATACAGAGTACCCAAGGCTCCATCGTCTTCATCATCTTCATCATCCTCATCATCCTCATCATCCTCATCATCCTCATCATCCTCATCATCCTCATCATCCTCATCATCCTCATCATCTTCAACCCAAGCTTTCTTATCCGAAGACAATGTTTGCTTCAACAACTCCTGTTGAGCCGTGGGAGCGACTGGTTGTACTGGCTGACTTTGAGGTTGTACTGGCTGCTGCGGTGTCGTAGGAGCCGGTGAAGGATTATTGCCAACACCTTCCATAACCTCAGCCTGTGCAGTCTCATCAATATGGCGACGCATATCATCGCGAGGTGGTAACGAAGTGGGGGACTCCTTGATAGGCACCGCAGCCTTCACAACGGTTCCAACAGAAGGAGCAAACTCTTCCACCGCGTCTACAACATCATTCTGTATCTTCACACCCGAAGACTTCAGAGCTTGGAGTACCTGACTCAATTGTTGCTGAGTCAGGTTGCCAGCTTCCTGAGGCGCACCTTGTGCCTCATCATGAAGCTGTTGCGGTCCTTTGTTCTGCGTCTGTACAGGCGGGACTGGGTTTGGCATCGGTGCGGTCGGGCTTGGATTAACATCTGTAGGCTTTGGAGCCGTGGGGGTGCCACCAAGCGGTGTACCAGCCCCATAGGACTTCGTGTCAGCTTGTTTAAAACGAGAGACTTCCTCATGAGTTAGCTCTTCCTGCTCATTTTTAACGGCCTCGTCCTGTGCGGCATCAGCAACAACGATCCTACCTGAGGCTGTACGGTATACCTCGAAATCTCCATCACTCTCTTTAAAGAAGGTGGCGTCCTCGACCGTAGGTGCTTCAAGAGCACCGGGCACAACTGTATTGGTTAGATCATTGATAGTTCCACCGTGACCGATGCAGTCCCCGCTCTCGCAAGCGACACAATGCATTTTCGAGGTTTTCAAAGCTGTCTTAGGCGCTTTGATGGTCTTCAAATACTGCACAGGAATTGGCTCAAGGACGAGCATGGCATAAGCAGTTGGAATCGCCTTGTATTTAAATCTCCGCAAATCCCTATTTGTAATGCACAAAATCTGGTCACCAAAAAGGGCGGCATCCTCTACATGAGAAGCAAACCAAATACCAGCGGGATATTCCTCATCCACAACTCGGGGCTCAAGTCGTCCAGATTTAAGAATACTCTCCAACTTTGACGTACCGTGATACCACATCTGCGTGGCGGAGGCCAGCAAGCTACCGGGAACGGATGCGTTCAACGCGCCTTGCTCGACCTCGGTGCCCTTGCCCATCATCTTGCCATTTTGTGTTGTGTATTCTTGTTCGGGATGCTTCTCTTGATCGATAGTTTCGAGCATGGCATCGAGAGCCACCTTGAGGGAAGAGAGGCGAGGAGTTTTAAATAGCGGGTTTTTTAGACTAGACACTCGTATACCGTCTCTCTTAGCTTCTTCATCTGATTCTGGTCTCTTGAACAACCGTTGTACCCTGCGGCTTCTTTAACCACCGAGGCAAGGATTGAGCTAAATTTTAGGAGGGGGTTTTTCAGATTGGGCATTCACAACCTCAGTATAGGTTGAGCCCCCAGCTATTCACCGAGGGCTCGAAACCTTAGCTGATGCTATAGAGGAGCGAAGCACCAGTTGTATCATTTGGACTCAGGCCGCTGTCGAGGAACTCACCGTACACGCTACCAGAGATGTCAAAAAGGTCCGTGACCATAACAGTGCAATTTTCAGTCACAGCCGCTGTTTCAATAGCATAACCAGTGTTATAGCTACTCATCCAGCATCCTTCATACACAGTTGCCACAGCGTAAAGGCCGGGGTTGCCTGTGTTGTTGAGACCGCCTTCGTTCGGGATGTCGGCCAATGTGGCCTGACCAAGATTCGAGTCGGTGTTGGCAAGTTCGGAGAAGACAATTTCAGTCTTGATGTCGAACGGCCATTTGTGGTGACGGATAGAACGAACCGCACCGCTGACGCCAGCCTTGTAACCAAGAACCTGCATGAGGTTTGCAAGGTACAAACAAGTACGGGCAATGGTTAGCTGCATCGGCTCTGTCACGCCGGGAACGAGTTCTGCCACTTGGTCACCATAACCAAGACCGCGAATCGTTTCAACGTTCTTCGTCTCTGAAAGTTCAAAGGACGAGGTGACGCCAAGCTTCACGAACTTACCCACGTCAACAACGTCAGTAAAAATCTTGAAGCGAGACGAGATGACAGATTCAGTCTGTGCGCTCGTACCCTGCTGGTAGATGTATCCCCCTTGGGCCATGTCTAATTCTCCTTAGCCGTAATCGGCTGTTCAAATGAAGTAACGCATAGTCTGGAAGTTGGTAAATACATATCCGTATTCCGAATTAGATAAACCCCACGATCAAACCAAGCCATACACTTACTTAACTTCTTCGTCGTCGTCTTCTTCATCCTCAGCCGCGAGAGCCAATCCAAAGAGAACCGAGGAACTCTTCTTTTTGTTCTTGTCCTTAACTTCAAGAGCTTGTTCTTCTGCTTCTTCCTGCATACGCTGCTTATTCAACGCCTTTGAAGCCTCACCAAGCAGGTTGTATGCCCGATAAATCGCTTCAACTCCCTCACGAACAGGACGAGAGCCGAGAGCCTCTGTGACTGGCTTTGCTTCAAAGTAGAGGCGCTTGAGTTCATTTTCCAACCTCTCAACCAACTTAAGAGCTTTGGCGGCGGTCATGTCACCAGCGGCAATTTTAGCAGCAGTCTTATTTCCACGTCCCTGAATAAGATCAACCAGTTGTTCCAACCTATTCCATTGTTCGGAGGTCGGCTCAGTCCCAGCGAGAATAGTCTTGATGGCCGCGAAGACCTCACTCAAAAACCCCGCCTCTTTAATAAAAGCGAACTTTGAGGGAAGCTCAGTCGCTGGACGCTTGATGCCGGTGTTGTCTTCCAGCTTGCTGTGAGCTTCGCCAATCTCAGGAGTGCGACCACCATCTTCCTTGATGGTGAATGTGTCCTTATCGGTCACAAACCATGCACCACCTTGAGAGGTGGCGACCTTGGTGTTACCATCTTCATCAGCAGCGATGACCAACCCACCCATAATCGAGGCGGCAAGAGGTAGAGGTGCAGCGGCAGGGGATGCGGCTGGAGCAGTAGCGGGTGCCTCCTGTTCAACCTCAACAGGACGAAGGGCAAGTTCTGCGGCAATAGCACCAATGAATTTGTTCGCCGCCTTGTCATTCATAAGGTCTTCCGCTGTAGACAGAGCCTTCAACATCTTGGCGAGAACGTCGCTGGATAGTTGTTTAATGTCGGCATCTGGGTTAACTGTCGGCGTCTTAGCTGGTCTAGGGGCATTGATAGGAGTAACTTTTTCGGCCTTCTTGCCGTAAAATAAATCGGCATTCTTCAACCCGGCGAGACGAGGAACCTCGGCCAATTCGGGAGCTTGAGGCTTACCGTCTTCATCTCGATCACTAACAAAGTCAACACCGGAGGCCATGACAGGTGCCGCAGCTTCCTGACCCTGACCTTCTACTCCTGCATTTTTAAATTTGGCAATCATGTCCACATCCTGTTTAATTTTTTCTGCCATGTCTGGCATCACTGCATCATCCAAATAGTCGTCCAGTGTTGCTGCCCCTTCTTGCTGCATCTCTGCTGGGGACTTTTTAAGGATGCTGGTAAGAAAACTAATTGCTTCTTCAAGCTGGTCAAGACGTACATCGTGAACGTTGGTGCGTACGAACTGTTGAACAAGCTCATTTGCCTCTTGTACTGCCTGTTCAAGCGTTTGCTTGGAGACGAGTGTAGTCGCTTTTTTTGGTTCCTGACGACGACGGGCGATTAGTCTTGATGCCATATATTCTTCTCCGAACTTAAACAGTTACATCCCCGATTGAGGGAACCAACACTTGACTACGCAATGCAGCCATCGCCGCTTGAATACGAGTAACCACCACTGCTTGCCATGCTGTCGCAGCCTCACTCGGATTAGGAGTAATGCACGACATTGGGCCTTGTACCGGAGCCGATTGATTTGGCGGACCGGAGGGGAGTGCAAGCATGAACTGAGCTACCTGTGATGAAAGCTGAGTTGTAACCCCTACATAGAGTTCAGAAGTGGGGAACTGAAAAGTGAAAGCGGTATTACTTGGGTCTGTGAAGCTGCCAGCAATGTTCACTTGAGGGTCGCCAAAGGCAGCAATGAGGGCCTTATCATTAGCGTCAGTCATGTCACCAACGAACGACGGTTGAATGACAAGGCTGATAATGCCATTCGCCTGAGTAACCACGGTGTGAACTTTCATCTAAAACTCCAAAGTATGTTGAGGGGTGGTTTACCCACCCCTCGGTTGATTACAAGGTTGTCGTTACGGTAAACGTCACACTGATGTAGAGCAAGCTGAACATAGGCATGAAGGTCACAGTGACATCAACTGTTGTCGGGTCATTCGGGTCAGGAACAACTGACAGGTTCTTATACCCGTTGATGATTTCATTCGAAACCAGTGAACGGAGACGGGCGTTGCAGACTGCCGTGATGTCGTTCACAAGGCTGCTTACCAACTTACGACCGATGAACTGCTTTAGGTCGCCACGGAACTGCTGACGGACATAATCGGTGATAGTAGTGCATGTCGGTTCCGAGGTAATCGGGTTCGACGGGTCGGTAGATTTGTAGTGACGAATGCTCAACGCACCGGAGTTGTCAGTGAGCATAACGAGTCCCTGCGAAGCCATCAGGTTCATGGTTGCATCGTCGTAGCGGATGAGGAGACGAGAGAAGCCAACCAAATCCTGCAACGTAAGCGATGTTGCTACGTCATTGGCTGGGTTGACATTCAGGCCAGCCAACGCTGCTGCCATGAATTCGCCGGATACTGCGTATTCCTGTGCAATGCCTGTCTGGCTGTTCGTAATCTGAACACCAGCAACCGGGTTGCCGATAGCAATCATACGACCGTTTGCCAAGCCCTGTGCATTGGTAATGGCCTGAGTTGAAGTTGTGTATTGGCTGTAACCAACAAAGCCGATACCCTCACCCTTGTAACGGGCGGTGGCCTGAGTGATAAGCTGGCGGCTCAAGAACTGGTGAACCGTGGGGCTTGTGCTCAGAGGAACAATAACATCTGCCTTCTTTGTGTAACCCGGCAGATTCGTTGTCAGCGATTGGATAGCCGAGATGAAATCTGCATCTGACGCAGTGTTCAATCCGGGTTGCTGAGGCACCTGAATGCAACCGAATACGTTAGCCCCGTTACCAACCAAGAACTGGACACCCAAGGAGAGGCGGTTGACCACACTTGGCTGACCGTAAACCGTGTAGGCATCCGCTTCATTGTCGAACAGTTGGAGCGCCATATCAGCGGCGGTCTTGGCTACTGTAAATGTCACGTAGTAGAACTCACCGACTGTAGGACCGCTGCCCGACTTGTTATAGGTGTTGACAATTGCTGTGTCACCCGTAGACGCACCGAAGGTCGTAACGACACTGGTGGTCAAGCCGGGGATGGCAATCAAGTTGTTGGGTTGAGCAGGTCCGAACGGAACGTAAGTAGAGCCCGTGTATCGTACAGTGGACTGGCTGGTCGTGAAAGTGAGTGTGTCTGCCGGTGCGAAAGCGTACTGAGGAGAAGGCAGTTGTGTGTAGCCAAAGCCCAAGGCATCAGCAGGGTTGACAATCGTCACCTTAAAGCCTGTGGTGGCGTCGATGTATGTCTGGTCAAGGTACCCAGTACCGTGTGATCCGCTGGAACCCAAGGAAGAGGTAACAGCATAGCTGTGCGTGTAGGGGACGGAGGTTGGGTTTATACCACCAGCCAAGTGCAGAAGAGAAGCGATTGCTGCATTGCTCGATGAACCACCCGTCGCGGTGATTATGCCACCTCCCGTTGTAGTTGGTGGGTAGGTACCAAACAAAGCCACAATTTGAGCAGTTGTACGGGTTGCAGAACCTGATGTTGTGATGTCCACTGTTAGGGCATTGGTGCCACCCCCTGTGATAGCTGCCGAATCAGCAGAACCAACGCTAGTAAACGCGATGGTTACAGAGTTGCCGCTTGTCCCCGTTGTAGTGGCGGTGAAAGTGATACCCTGCGTAATCAATGATGCCTGAACACCGGGTGTGGTGGTCGAACCGTCATTGTTGAATGTCAGAGTGATGGTTTCATTCGGAGCATTGGGCTCGTCCCATGCATCCGAGAACGCATGTGGATAGACAATGCCGGTTGTTGCGAAGTTGGAAGCTGCTACCGTGTTGGTGCTGTTGGCAACCACAGGGAGGATATAACCAAGCTCGTTGGCAATTGTGTAAGTGCCCTGACCAGACTGAGCCGCATTGACAACGCTCAATGTGTAGCTGTGGTCATTCAACGTGTTGCGATAGTAGCTGGCATATACATAGCTTCCAGCAGAAGGGATATTGTACAAAGTGACCTGTGCCGAAGCGCCGTTCACACGAGCAACCTTTACCGCACCGGCCTGATATGCAAGGTAGGGGTTGGTGCCAACATAAACCTGAATTAGATTCGGGTTGTCAGTCGGGTTGTCTAAACCACTACCATCTGTTGGAACATCAGGAAGTGTGAAGACCGCCGTATTACCGTTGCCTGTACCAGCGAACTGCAAGTACACATGTTCATCCACCAAGGTGGTGACGATGTCGGCAGGGCCGAATGGTGTAGTGTCAGCGGAGTTTGAGGTTCCTACTGTAGTCGAGGTCGAAGCGCCCCAGTTGAGAATTGGATTGCCGTTCGAATCAGTACCCAACACGTAATCCACATCCTGAATGAAGTCAGCACGATTTGGGCCGAGGCCAACCTCAACGATGCTGGCAACATTACTAGCCGGTAGCAAATCGTAGGTGTTCTGATAGGTGTTTGTGAAGTACGTGATGGTAAAGGTGGAAGTAGTAGAAGGTACCGGGTTAACAAGAGTCACCAAACCAGCCGCACCATCGACAGCCGAAACTGCGACCGCGACTCCATTGACCTTTACGGTAACCTTTGCTGGGCTTGTAGTCACAACACCGCCGTTTGTACCATCCACAATTGGAAGATTATGGACTTGGAACTGAGTGTTGGAGTTCGGGCCAGCCCCACCAGTTAGGTGAGTAGTAGACAAAGTGGACAAGGCTCCAGTACCAACCGGAGTCGTGGCTGTAAGGTACCCAGCGGAGAGGGTAAGAATACCCGCTTCAACAAGGTTGTGAAGATCAACAACAGTCCTTGTGGTAGAGTCTGTCTTCAGAATATTGATGACGATGGTGTTGGTGCCATACCCTGAGACTGCTAGAGAATCAGTGACACCCGGACCCGTGCTGACCAGTTGGAGAGAGACTTCGTTACCCACGGCACCGGGAAGCGTTGTACCGAGGATGATTGAAGAGGATGAAGCTCCTGAGACAGTGAGACTGGCGAAAACCGGAATCTGAGGGGCCAAGTTCTCATTGGAGATGAGGGTATCGCCACGCAGGAAGTAGTAGGTTGCCACAAGGTTACTTCCTAGAGCAGGAATGTCTTGCAGAACAAACGAACCAGTCGTACCATTCAAAGAAATTACTGTGGCTGGGACGCCGTCTACTGTTACCTGAATCTGTGTGGGGTCAGTGGTTACTGTGCCGGTACCACCGCTGTTAACCACAGGGAAATAAGTTGTGGTAAAGGTGTTTGTTGTGCCGGTGACTTGGTCAGACAGATTCTCATTGACTGCTTGGGGATCAGCGACTGCGGAGGAGCCACGAAACAGTTCCACATTGTTTTGAGTGAAGGACTGTTGACCCTCACCAATAATGACGGGGATACGAGCGGAACCGAACAGCGGCTGCCCGCCGCCTGAAATAATCACGCTTGTGTAAACTCCGGGGGGTGCATACGAACCAAACAACGCCATGAGGTGCTCCAGTCTAAAATGGACTTCAATCTGAGAAAACCAAAGTCCAAATTTTTCTTAGTTATTCTTGTTTAATGGAATTTTAGGCATTGATGTTGCTTCAACCTCTGCCAAACGTCCATCCTTTATAGGTTTTCCAAACACCTGTCCATTACTTTCAGTGATGGATAATGCTTGTGTCCCCGTTTCCTTGCGAAACTTATCACGAACCGCTTTACGTTCGTGAATTCGACCCCATCTTTCCTCTGCGGATCGACCAATCGCCACGTCCACACTCGCGCCCTTGTTCATAGTTTTCCCATGAACGATGGCAAAACCTTCAAGCTTCTTT